AATTTGATTATTTCTATATTTTGCTACAAGTTGATATGGAAATTCTGTCGTATCAAAAATGGTAAATGCTGAGTAATCTTTTTCTACACCACGAGCAACGTCAACAGTCATGATGTAGTTGTGATCTTTAATTGGTTCCTTATAAACGTCTAACCCTGCGTTTCTCTTGATTGGATCGTCATAAGTCATCGACCTCAACTTAGGTGCTGAGATCAGAGTATCAACAGATCCAAGGAATTCGCACTCAAACTCAACCTTGAATTGTTGTTCAGATGTGTTTGCAATGGTCTGTGCTTTCCACTTCGCATCCCTACCTGGGACTTCAGACCAATGAACATCAGTTGGAATGTATTCATTCTTTCCTTTCTCCGCATCATGCCACATGCGGTAAAAGTGGTTCATACCCTTGGGGGTAGAAACGATCAGGACTTTTGTAGACTTACCTGACGAGATAGTAGGATAAACAGAGGCAAAGAAGTCATCAGCAATGTGATTCGGGATGAATGCGAACTCGTCCAGAAAGATGACATTATAGGAGCCACCACGGACAGCAGATGCAGAAGTAGACGCGGCGATAATCTTTGATCCATTCTCCAGTTCAAGCGATCGTTTGTTCCAAGATACAATACCCTGTTGCATCCATTTAGGTAACTTCTCATACGCAAATTGTAACCTTCCGAGAAGGTCCTGTGCGGTGGAAGCTTTGTTGGCAAGAATTGCAATATTTACATTATCATTAAACACTGCATAATGCAAAAGGTAAGACACACATGTAGTGGACTTACCCGTCTGTCGAGGCATTCTACAGATATTAAATCTATTATTATGGAAGTTCTCAATTAATTTTTCTTGGAACTTATACATGTTAAAGGGGATCTCACCTTCATCAAGAGAAACGATCTTGATGTAGTTTTTTGCAAAATAAACGGGATCCTCTTTGCACTTAATAAATTCAATAACCTGTTCCTGAGTAAACTCAACTGCGACGTTGGCTTTTTTCAGGTTGGGGTTACCAAGATATACCTGATCAGTCATAATTCACTTAACTATTATTTTTAAGAACTAAATCAAATCCACCAGACATTTCTACAGAACCATCAGGTGATGACATCTCCAGAATCAAGTCCGTTTTTTCAGTAACCTCAATAGGAACTGTCATATTGTGGTTGGCATAAGAAGTTTCAAACACAAAATACATGATTGATCTTCTACTTGGATTTGTTGCAGTATTGTCTGTTGCCATCAATCTTAGGTGTTGTGGTTTTTCTTTTTCATCCACACCACCATCAATCTGGAAGACATATGCATTATGTCCTGCAGGAACTGTGTAAACTGCCTGATTGGTTTGTC